CGCCTACACACAGGAAGATATTACCGCAATCATACAACAGAACCAATTGCTGAATTATCAGGTTATTAGCAGGCCTTCAAGACAACTGAATTTAGCGACTGTATTAGGGGACTTAACCTTACAAGATATTCAGAAACCTTTAGGGGACTTTAATCAATTTCCTTTTGTGTCTTTCTTCCCGATGAAGATTGAAAACATTGACGAGATTGATATACGGGACTTATCAATTATTGACAACCTCAAAGATATCCAAAGAGAAATTAATAAGCGTAGAAGTCAGCAATTGCACATTGTGAATACCTTTGCACATTCAGGATGGCTAAACAAGAAAAACGAGGGGGCAGACCCGAGAAAACTACAAGAGTTCGGTTCTACACCCGGTATTGTTATTGAATATCAGAATATTCCGCCTGCACAGATTACACCACCGCCACCCCCTCAATCAGTTATGCTGTCTGAAAAAGAGGCAACACAAGACCTCAAAGAAATATCAGCAGTCAACCCCGACCTGCTTGGTTATCAGGGACAGCGTGGAGAGCCAGGCATTGTTTTACAATTACGGCAGAGGCAAGGGCTTATAGTCCAAGAAAAACTATTCCAAGAACTGGAAAACTCCGTCATCAGGTTAGGCAATATGTTAATTGACCTGATTGTCAAGAGCAAGACCTTCTCAAAAGAGGAAGTATTACAGATTATCAATGACCCAACACCAGAAAAGATACAGGCAATTGATAGTTTATTTGCTTCCCCAGACCTGAAAAAATTCTCTGTAGTGGTATCTATCCAACCAGAAGCCCCCACCGTGAAAATGCTTAACTTCTACAAACTTACTGAACTAATGAAAATGGGAGTTCCGATACCACTGCAGATTTTAGTAGAGGTTAGCGATATTCCTTACAAAGACAAGATATTACAAGCGATACAACCACCACAACAGCAAGTATCCCCTGAAGCGTTACAGGGGTTGTTAGGGCAGATACAAGGGCAGACAGGAATAGCCCCGAATATTCCTGAAAGCGGTATCCCTGTCCCGTCAGAACAGGGCGAACCCATAGGAGGGTAGAGATGGCGAAGAAGAGAATTGAAGAGATTACGGATGCAGATTTAGAAAAGTTGAGTGATGCTGATATTGAGAAACTGGAGAACGATGAGGAAGTAGATATTCCAGATAGCACCTCTACGCCTTCTGAACCTCCAGCAGAAGGCAAAGAGAAACAGCAGGAGACCCCACCTGAAACAACTGGGGAACAAACATCAGGCAATTTATCGCTTGATGACTTAAAAAAGCGGTTAGAGGAACTGGAGAAACAGAACAAAGGGATACTCCGAGACCTGCAAGAAGAACGGAAGAAAAGGCAGTTCTTTGAGCAGATGGCAGAGCAGTATCAGGGGATGACAAAACAGGAAGCACAGAAGCCCATCACACAGGAACAGAAAGATGAACTTGCAGAGATGGGTATTGATATTCCTGATGATGAGGTGATTACTGGACAGCAGGTCAAGGCGATTATCAAGCAGTATCAGAAAGCACTTGACCAGAAAGTATCATCCCTGAAATCTGAACTGGAAGTTGAAAAACAGGTATCCCGCATACAGGCAAGTGTGGAACGGGCTAAATCCAAATACAAGGACTATGATGAGAAGGTTAAGTTCTTGTTTGATAATCTTACACCTGAAGAATATGGCTTGTTTGCACAAAGAATTGTAGCGTCTCCTGACCCTGCAGAGACCTGCTATACCTTTGCTACAAAACTACAGCAATTGACACAGAAGCCAGCAAACGAGCAGGCACAGACAGGAGCAGGGACACAGAAGCCCGTTATTCTCCAATCCTCTAAAGGTGGCTCTACTGGTGTTAATGCTTCAAAAATCCTTGATATGTCTGACAAGGAACTTGAGCAACTACCAGAGAGCGAATGGCAAAAGATTTTACGATAACACAATAGAGGAGGATTGAAAATGGCTGAAACAACTATTCCTAACGAGTTAATACCTAAGGTATGGGCTAAACGGCTCTGGGTAGAGGCAAAAAAGAAAATCTTTTTTGATAAGTTTACGGGTGAGGAAGTCCCAACAGGGGACAAAACATCTGAAACTTCTTTTGATAACATTGTCCACATAGCAACTGACCTGTCTAAAAACCCTGGCGATACCATCACCATAGGACTGGCTTATCAGTTATCTGGGGCTGGTGTCTCTGGCACAAACACAATGGAAGGCCAAGAAGAGCAAATTAACTTCTATGACTTTAGCGTCACTATAGACAGGATTAGAAATGCTGCCCTATGGGATGATGTGTTGATGGGTTATAAGTCCCCGTATGCTATCAGAAATGCGGCAAAGGGACTGCTTTCCGACTGGCTTGCTGGTAAGATTGAGGATATGACGGTGGATGCCCTTTCTGCCAGTCCAACCAATGTGCTGTATGGTGGAGATGCTACAGATGATGACGAGATAGACAGTTCAGATGTATTTTCTACCACACTAATTGACGCAGCAGTCAGGAAAGCAAAACTCTTACAGCCCAGAATAAGACCCATCAAAATTAAGGGGAAAGAGTATTATGTTGTCCTTGCTCATCCCTACCAGATACTTTCTTTAAGGAGTGAAAACGCTTGGCAACAGGCACAGAGAGAGGCGAATATCAAGGGCGATGAAAACCCTATCTTCTCTGGTGCTGCAGGTATCTGGGGCGGAGCAATCATATATGAGTATGAGCGGATTAAGACATACTCTAACTGGGGTGCTGACGGGAAACAGCCAGGAGCAAGGGCGTTGCTTCTTGGTGCACAGTCAGTTGTATGGGCGTTTGGAACAAAGGTCTACTGGAAGGAAAGAACTACCGACTATGACAAGATAGGTATCCAGATTGGTAGTATTTTGGGTGTTAAGAAAACAGTATTTAACAGCAAGGACTACGCAACAATAGCACTGGATACTTATGCAACAGAAACATACCCATCTGCATAAGTAAGTATTACCCATCTCCGAAGGTGTGGATGGGTTGACATAGAGGGGCGGGGGGTAGTGAAATCATAACTACTTATAACTACCCCCTACCCTCTAATAGGAGAAACGACAATGACTATTAGCGAAATTTTATCGGAAGTAGTTGCTAAAACAGGTAGACAGGATATTACTAACATCTATCAGGAACTGGATGCTACATTGAAAAGTATTACTACAAGATACCCGTTTTTGAAAAGTTATAAGTCCATCTCTTTATCAGCAAGTAAAACAGAGTATCAGATAAGCAGTGATTTTAGTATCTCTTTTATCAGGGCTATTGAGGAAGTTAGAAATAGCGATAATGAGCCGATTACTAAAGCAAAAAACCTTACAGAATACCTGAATTATTTAGCCGATTTATCCTCTGGTGAACCATCTGTCTATTTCACCTATAAAAAAGTGGATAATAACACATTTTACGATATGTTTTTAATAGCACCTTCACCAAATACCACATATTCACTCACTCTTTATTACTCTCTTATCCATCCCACCATATCTGTTAATAACACCACCATATTGCTTGATGATAAGTTTCGGGATTTAGTGGTGTGTGGTGTGGTATGGCGGGTATTTGAGGGGAAAGGTGTTATAGATAAGGCACAGGTATATTATGTGGATTTTGAAAGGAAGTTAGCAGAGATGATTTCAGCAGAAGAAAACGAGGTATATGTAGTGAAACCACAGCAGTAAAATAGGAGGACTGATATGTCATTTACTAAAACTTGGAACGAGACAATACCACCGAATACAGAAGCGGTAGGACAGGGTGGCGAGCGGATACGGGACTTTAAGACAGCAATAAGGGAACGGTTAGCGATAGACCATAACTTCAAAAGTGATGAGACAGGCGATGATGATATAGGGAAACATAATCAAGTATCATTACTGGTTCAATCTTCTGAACCATCCGCACCATCTTCAGGAATGCTTTTGTATGTCTATAATGGCAACTTGTACGTGAAGAAAACTTCTGGTAGTCCTGTGGCGTTGTCTCCAATGGATGGTAGTAATATCAGTGATAATAGCATTGCGGGTAGTAAATTACAAATTGGAGCAGTAGGCACAAACCAGATGGCTGATAATAGTATCTCTACCAATAAGATACAAGACAACGCTATAACCAAACCCAAAATTGCTACACTTAATGGTGTCCTCCAATACACAGATACACATACTATATCTAACGATACAGATATACCGCATAAGAAATATGTGGATGATAAGGTTAGTGGTTCTGGAAATTATATTTATACAGCAGTTGGCACTACAGATATTTCAACTTCATCTACTTCCTATGTAGATATGTCCGATATGAGTATTACCCAGACATTTTCAGAGGGGACAATTTTTATAAACTTTGACGCAACTTTTACAAGAGTTTCGGATACATATATCTATATAAGAGTTTTAATAGATAATACTGAGGTTAAAAAGAGTGTCCATTATACAGAGTATTACGAACACCATTGTATAAGTTATTCTGGAAGTATTACCGCAGGTTCTCATACCATCAAAATTCAATGGTGTAAATCTGGAAACACAATATATCAAAATGGTTCTACTTATAAACGAATTTTAACAGTTATAACAGGACAATAATGGATAAAACATACGCTATTATTAGCCCTGCAGGTGGATTTAAGGAAGATATGCCTGGCATTTTAATTGATGATTTATATACGCCTGGCAGTCCTTCTATCAATGTGTTGTTTAAGTATGGGGCTATCTCTAAAGTTAAGGGACGGAAAAAGCATATATCTACACAAGTCCCTGATGGTGAAGAGATTAATTTACTCCATAACTTTATACAGACATCTGGAAACGAGTTTTTTATTGCAGGGACTAAAAGCAAGATATATAACTGGGATGGGACAGAGTGGGTGGATATTACAGGGGAACTTATTTTTAGTGGCGATGATACGGATTTCTGGAGTTTTACTAATTATGGGGATTATTTTTTATTTACTAACGGGAAAGATGATGTTTATAAGTGGAGTGGGACTGGAAACATAGGAACTCTATCAGGAGCACCTTTGGGAAGGTTTATTGTTAATTTTAAGAATTATGTGGTTATAGGACAGTTAAGCAATTATCCTAATAGGATAGCGTGGTCTTCTGTTGGTGAGATGGAAAACTGGACAGGCGGGGATAGTGGCGAGGCGATTATTGATGATAGCGAAAGGATTATGGGGTTTGCCAAGACCACAGATTACCTTGTCATCTTTAAGCAACGGGCTATCTATCTGTTAAGGTATGTTGGTGGCGATATTCCTTTTACTGTTGATAAAAGGGTGGAGCGGATTGGGTGTTATTCTCCATTCTCTATAGTAGTGCTTAATAATAGAGTGTATTTCTTTGGAGCAAATAAACGTATTTATATGTTTGATGGTATAGAGGCACATAATATATCAGAACCTATAGCACAAACACTGGATAACATCAGAGAGCCGAACTTCCCTTTGATATATGGATACACACTGGAAAACTTAAATCAGGTGTTCTGGCTTATCCCTGAAGGCGATACAGAAAG